CTCCATTTATTGACATTTCATCTTTATACTTTTGAATAGACTGCTCTCCTCTAGCGTATAATCTTAATCTATGGAAGTTGTTATAATTTGTGTTAAATCTATCATACCAACCCCTATCATTTCTAAACCATTCATTTTCAATGGCTCTACCTACTCTTAATCCATAATCGTAAGTAGCTTTTTCTCCGTCAGAAACGACTTGACTAGGAAAAGAACTTGTAGTGTTAGCGTTAGGAATTATATTCATTTATATTATTTTTGAAATGTAGCCAGTGTTATCGTATTTTTTTATACCTAAATTTAAAGATTTTACAGATCTTTTTGCCGTAGGTGTATATCTATTTTTATTGCAAGCCATTATAGCCAAACCAGAACTAATGGAAGCATCATGTTTTGTTCTATTATTAATATTAAAACTTGCCCAATCTTCTAATGTTTTCTGAAAATACATGTCTCCACAGCTATTATCTTTCTGGCCTACATAATCTTCTATGTAGCTTTCTATAGCAGCAGCATGTGCTTGTTTAATATCTTCACTCGAGTTAGGTATTCCACCAATTTCTTTTTCTGTGGTAGACAATTTATTCCAAACTTTATCCGGTCTGTTTATTGAAAAACCTCTATATCCTCTTCTTTTAAAATAATACAGTAATCTAGGTTTATTGTTCTCTGCTAGTATAGGCATTCCGTAAAAATGACAAGCCATTAATACTTCTTCAAAAAATATCTCAGCAGTTTGAGGTCTAGCTATATATTCTAAAAAAAAGTGGTTTGGTGGTGCGTCTTCCATTGAAAACTTAGTCAATCCATGAAGCGATCCATTAGATCCTTTACCATCCACAGTACCACTGATATCATAAGAATCACATCCAAATGCTCCAATATGATCGTTTCCAGGGTGTTTAGTTCCATTTTTATTTATTATTTTATTTTGCAAATGAACCGGAGGAACCCATGAAACCATAAACCTACCATTTTTGTTTGGCATAAATATAACCCTTGAGTCTTTAATACCATTTTCCCACATAAACGAACCTTGAGTTATATTAAAACTATTAGCTAGCTCATCGTTATAGTCTATTTGCTCGTATATTTTTGTTAAGTTAAATAAACTATTTTTTGTTTCGTCTCTAAAAGCATGCGCTTCAGTTCTTGGAAACTGCCTGTAATATTCATTTAAACTATCTTGATCTGATTTTAATCCATCTACTTCGTTTTCCCAGTGTTCGATAACTCCGATTGTAATTGGGATATTGTCGACTCCGAGTTTTGGATTTTCTGGCGTAGTGAATACAGGTAATCCAAAAGTATCCATGAATCCTTCGTAGTTCCATTCCATAGGGATGAAAAGAGAGTAGAGGCCAGAACTTGTTTGTCCGTTTCTATTTCTTTTTGTAACGTCTGAATTGTAATATAATTTTTTGAAGTTGTTTCCACCTTTGTCTAATGCGTTTGAAGTTGAGCCCATCATACATTTACCTACAATTCTTCTTCCTAGTCTTAACGTAGTTTTTGTGACCCTCCAGTTATTTAATATATTGTCAGGTCGCTCCCATTTACCGCTTTCATCATGAGCTAGTATTTTTAGCTTTTCACCATCATAAGAGTTATCTCCTGTGTTTTTCCAGTCAATAGTTGTATCAAGACCAGCTAGTTCTTTTAGTTTTACATTATCATCTAGTTTACGTCTAGTAAGTTTCGAAGCTGGGACTCTATATGCCAGTTCGGTCTTAGGACGATCCATACCATCCTGGATTGGCTTGAAGAAAAACGGATAGTTAACGGATATCGGGACAACTTTATCTGTGAACATTTTTTTAGCATCTGATCCAGACTTCGAAAGGATGCCGAATCTGGCATCACTAGATATTGTGGCTTGGTTAACGAGTTCTGCTGAGGACATAAAAGAAAATCCAGACCGTCTGTTTTTAAGATAGCACATCCCATAACATCTATCATCTGCTTTGCATGCCTCCCAAAATATAAAGAAGAGTCTATTTGCTTCTCTATAGTCGGCTGAACCAACATCGATTTTTGACCACTGCAAGTACATATAATGAGTGCCTGTAATATAAGTAGGCACGCCATTATTATAGAACCAGTAACCCTCTTCTCTTCTTTTAAATTCTTCATCTATATAATCAAACCATTTTTCTTTAAAATCTGTAGGGTATTCTTCCCAATCAAACCGACTTTTAATTCTAGCTAATTCTTTAGGGTATTCTTGTTTTTCCCAGTATTGCTTCTTTTTATCTTCGCTTCGTTTAAACGGTTCATATTCTGCTGGTAACGCAATGCGGAGATTTTGAATTTCAATGATCTGTCCAATTTTACCTGTTTTACTTACAACAACAAAGTCATAATCAGCGTTGTAACCATAACTCCATTTCTTAAGTCTGTTTTGTTTTTTTAAGAATTTTGGATTTACAACATCTTTAATTTCATGCCATAAAGTTTGTTTATAAATCATTTACTACGCCCTTCTGCAAAACCCTTAAAAGATCTTTCTTCTTTTTTATCTTTTGGCTTATCGCTTAGCATTTCTTCTTCCTCGTTAATCTTGCTTAGTATTTCAAAAGCATCCATTATAGCAAGTTTTTTTGTTGCTGCCGCATTTTTAAGTCTATCAGCACTTACATCATCATCTGAATCAACTATTTTCTCCTTAGCTACTTTTATTAATTCCTCAATAGCTTTTTGCCCAGCTTGGATTATTTTCTTTTTCGTCTCCTTCGTGTTCATGGATCAAAACTATATCATTAAATTTCATACAATAAAGACGCTCATCTTTTATAACAAACTCAAACTCTGAATTAGGTGTAAAAGATATTTTTGTCCCAGGTGTTATTCCTGCGCGTTCTAAGAGATTATTAGAATATTTTACTATTCCAATATTGTCTAATTCTTTATCTACTGTTAGATTGTTTGTATTTAATAAAGGTTTTACAAAGCAATAATCTAAGTGTGTTTTATAATTGTATAAATATATTTGCTCAGGCGAGCAAAAGTATAAATTATCTTTAAAAAATGTAGATGAATTTTTTTCATTACCTTTCATATCATAATATCTTCTAAAAATATTATGATGAACATAAACAACATCACCTTTTTTAATTGAACTATCATAAGCGGCTGGAGTTGACACTACAACCGCTTTTTTACTAACAAATCTATGATCTTCTATATTAGCGTTTATTATAAGTTCTTTATTGTTTATTTTTTTAGTATTGTTATATCTATTATGTAAAGGTTTAACTATAAATTTATACAAACTCCTCATTAGTACTTAAGGTCAAACTCTACAGCTATAGCCATATTTCGATTAAACTTTTTCCAAGGTAATACTTCATTATTTTTTTGAATAAAAATAGAATACTCACCTTCTAGCTCATCACTTATTATGTCACATATAGTATGACCACCATAAACCTCTTGACCAATAGAGTAATGCATAGCATCATTCTTATAATCAGAACCTATACTAATTTTTCTAATTATATTAGACATTAGCTAATTCTTCTTCCTTGATTTCAGTATAAGAACCATCTTCAAGGTTTATATTAACTTGACCGTATTCTTCTTCAAGTTGTTTTTTAAAATCTTCAATACCTTCGTTTACTCCTGCTAACTCATGAAGTAATCCATGTTTATTAGCTTCTAAGTAACCTACTTCATTTAAGATTTTAGTAACCGCTGCTTGTTGTTCTTGTATTTTTTTTAATTGTTCTTCTTTAATTTTCATTTGATTAAATTTAATTGTTTGTTTTTTTTTACTCTACTGGTGGTGGTTCTGGTGGCGTCCACTCTGGTGTTGCCATCAATACTAATACCGCTGCATGATCCATTGTCTCTACCGGAGTTAATGAACCATTAGTTATAAAACTAGGTTCAACTTGGTAAGATAACAACCCTTGCGTGTTAGCGATATTTCTTCTCATTGTTTGAGCAGAACTTTGATTTACTTGACTGAACAAAATCGCGTTTGTATCAGTTAAGTTTATTACTGCATAAGTTGTTGCCATTTTTTATATTGTTATTATTTATATATTTACTTATTTAATATTTTTTTTACCACTAAACTTAAATAGTTGGCATGTTTGCTTCAAATGTAGTTGGATTACCTAGTACATCTCTTAATGTTTCATCAAATTCAATATACCAAAAAATAGGATTATTATCAAAAGCTTCAAAATAATCAACCCAATAAAGAGTTAAATCTTCACTGTTAACAGGAAGTCCATAATAATTAGCACATTTTTGTCTTGCTAATTCAGCTTCTACCTGTGTTGTGTATTTATATCCAGTTATTTCCATTAGTAAATTGTGTAGTGTGTGTTAACGGCTTTTCTTATGTTGTTAAAGTCAAATTCCAGAGGGTAATTATTCGCCGGGTAAGCAGAAGAATTTAAAAGATCATGATAAAAAATAAATTCAAATACATTGCCATATATACCATTATTAACATATCTACCAAAGTAATAAACCATACTTCTCCATCCTGAAGAAGGTGCTGGAGTAGTATCTTTTAATACATTGTTCA